CCTCGCCGCCATCCAACGCCTCGCCGACCGCTACCCCGTCGACATCGACACCGCCCACCTGGAAGCCGCCCTCGACGGCCAGGACCCGGCGGAGGACCCGGCGGAGGACATCGACGACTGGTGCGACCAGCCCCCGGACGAGACGCCCGGCTGCACCGCGACCCTGCGCATGTTCGAGACCGTCATCCACTGCACCGACCACCGCCCCGGCATCCACCGCGGCCCGCTCCCCAACTCCGCCTCCACCCACGCCTGGGGCGACTACGCGGCCGGCGCAACACCCCACAACCCCGACGACACGAAGGAGGCTGGCCAGTGATCTGCCCACCGTGCGCCCGCGCCGCTGACCAGCAGTTGCCCCGCACCGCGCATTGTGCTGATCCGAAGTGCATGTGCGGCCACCGCGTCGAGAGGTACCGCCAACAGCCCGCCAGCAAGGAGCAGTGACCGTGAACGAACTGCCGCCCGACGAGCACACCGCCAGCCTGATCAACGACACCCTCGGCGATATCCGCGCCGTCGCCACCCTGCCGGACGGCCGCCCCCGCGATGTGAGTCTTGACCAGCTGATCGCGGTCAACGAGGTCCGCTCGCGGCTTGCGGTGGCTTCGGCGCTCCTGGCGGTGGCCGCCGCGATCAAGGACCGGGCGGCGTAGCCTGATGGTCTGGCGTGCGGTGGCCCTGGCCCCCGAGTGCACCTCGCCAGACGAAGATGGGCAGAAGGCCCCGCTCGCCCAGCGGGGCCTTCGTCGTACCCCCACGCGCCCCCTTCGCGCCGTCCCGCGCCCCGCCCGCCCTGGCTACGCTGAGACCCTTGCCGCCAACCCGGGAGGTTCCGATGCTCGCCAATTGCGATCATGAATGGACGCAGTGGAGCGGCAAACAGCGCTGCCGCAAGTGCGGAGCCACCCAGGGCTGATGCGCACGCTCTGGGCCGACCTGCCCGCCGCCGTCCGTGCCGCCGTCACCGCCCACACCGGGCCCGTCACAGCGGCCCGCGACGTCCCGTACGGCTACAACTGCCAGACCGCCGCCGTGCTCACCACGTCCGTCCTCAAGGTGTTCGTCAAGGGCAACAGCGCCCACTCCGACGACCACGGCCGAGAGGTCGCCGTCGCCCCGCACACCGCCGGCGTCGGCCCGCAGGTCCGTTGGCGCACGGAGGCCGACGGCTGGGACCTGATCGCCTTCGACGCGGTCCCCGGCCGGCACGCCGACCTCGGCCCCGGCTCGCCCGACCTGCTGGCCGTCGCCGAAGTCCTGGCCCGCAGCAGCATGTTGGCCGCGCCCGGCAGGCTATCCGCGTGGGCTGACCAGTGGGCGGACGTGACCACCCCGGACGAGCGCGCGCTGCTCAGCGGCAGCCAGCTGGTGCACGGCGACATCAACCCCCACAACCTGCTCGTCAACAGCCGGGCGTGGCTGGTGGACTGGGCCATGCCCTCCAGGGGCCCCGGGTGGGCGGACACGGCCGAGGCTGCGGTCCGGCTGATGGAGGACGGGCACACCGCGCGGGACGCCTGCGACTGGGCGGGCACGGTTCCGGCCTGGGACGCGGCTGACCCTGACGCCGTGGCCGTGTGGTGTGAGGTGCGGTGCCGGGCGCTCGCTGCTGCTGTGGGTGAGCATGGGGCGCGGCACAGCAATGCGCGGCACCGGGCGCTGACTGGGGAGGTTCGGGCGGCAGTGCGCCGGTAGGCCCGCGTCGGACAGCAGACGGCCCCGCCTTGCCCAGGCGGGGCCGTCGTCGCGTGCGGGGGCGGTCAGGCGTCGGGTGCCCACTCCGGCCGGTAGTCGGGGTGGTCGGCGTAGGCCTGCGCGAACAGGCGGAGTGCACCTTCCAAGGCGGCGGCGGAGCCGTTCGTGAAGGTCTCGTGGTAGTCGTAGGCGCGTTCGGCGAGTTGAAGCGCTCCCGCAGGAACGCCACCAGGTCCTCGCTCACGAACCATCCCCCTCGGTCACGCTGGTGATGTCGAAGCCGAACGACACGTCACGACAGGCGTCATAGACCTCCTCTCGAATCTGTGTCGCATCGACTTCGGCTTCCGCCTCAACCCGCATCGTCACCACATACACCGTCATTGATCGGCCTCCTTGCTGCTCCCGAGGAGTGGTCCCCCGCTTCTTGCCTGGCTGCTTTGGGTTCGCCTCGAAGAACGCGGCCACCTCGTCCGAACGGAACCGCAGGCGCGTGCTGCCCTCACCCTCGACAGGCGGAGGGAAGACACCGGTCCGTCGGTACGTGTGGATCGACTGGCGGCTGACCCCGTGCTCCGCCGCGATCTCGGTGACGGTCATCAAGCGCGGACTCCCCTCTGGTTCAGGGCTCTTGGGCACGGCAACATCCTCCCCGAGCCTCTTGACGTTTGTAAAGAGGCTCTGCAACTCTGGCATTGCACAACAAGAGGGCCCCGGCCCGGCGCTACGAACGCCATATGGCCGGGGCCAGACCCACCCGCAACCTTCACGAAGAGGCAGGTCTTGCCATGCAGGTTACCGATCAGCCCGCCCGCCAGCACAGCCCCGTGCCGACGCACGCCGCCGCCACCTGGCGGTGCGCCCAGTGCGACACCTGGAGCGACGCCCCCACCTGCATCGCCTGCGACACCGCCAAGCCCACCCACGCCCCCCACGCCCACGCCGACGCCACCGGCATGCACTACACCTGCACCGCCTGCACCTACACCACCCGCCGGGTCCCCCACACCGACCCGGCCACCGCCGAGTCGATCCTCCGCCACTGCGGCCACCCCGCCCGCAGCGTCCCCGCCGGCACCATCCACGCCGCGAAGGCCACCCTCTCCACCGCCGAGCAGCTCCTCCACCGCCGCCGCCCCCTCGGCTACACCCGCGCCTGGCGCACCCGCCTCCGCGCCGCCTCCGCCCACGCCACCCTCCGCGCCGGCGGCGCCCTGTGAGCCGCTACCTCGAAGAAGCCGCCACGCTCCTCCGCAAGGCCGCCGACACCAACGAGGCCGAGAACGCCCGCTACAAGGATCTGCTCGGCCAGGGCCGGGAACGCATCGCCCGCGAGTTCGCGTCGCTCGCCGCCATCGACAAGGGCCTGCTCCCCGCCGACATGGTCACCGACATCCTCCGCGCCATGCCCCGCCCGGACGGTGCCCTGTGAGCGACCCCCGCCAGGCCCCCGCCGACCAGGGCGCCGCAGCCCGCGCACTCGCCGCGCAGACCCAGCAGCGGATCGCCGCCGCCACCGCCGCTGCGAAGGCCGCCGATGCCGCCGCAGCCGCATGCCACCGCTTCACCAACGGCGGTGCCCAGTGAGCTACCGCACCGACCCGCCGGCCGACGTCCGCCCCGAAGACATCCCTTGGGACCAGCCCGTCACCGTCCAGGACTGCGCCAACGACTACAACCGCCCGGACGCCGCCCGGTCCCGCGCGGAACTCGACAAGTCCGCAACCCGCGACCTGCGCTGACCCGCCCGGAGGCCAAACCCATATGACCATCATCCGCAGGCTCGCCGACTGGCTCGGCGGCTACAAGCGCCTCACCTGCCCCGCCCTCGACTGCGACATGCAGATCCGCTTCCGGGGCGTGACCGAAGCCGAGGCCGAGCACTACCGGACCTTCATGGCCAACCACACCAAGCAGCACACCCCCAACCAGCCCACCACCCGGCCCGCGAAGGCCCTGCCCGACTGGATGCACAGCCACCTGGGCCAGGCCGACACGGACGGGAGCAGCAACTGATGACCGAGCCCGCCGACGACGCCACCCTCACCACGGCCGAGGAACGCCAGGCAGCCGACGCCTACGCCCGCCAGCAGACCGGCACCCAGCTCGAACCCCCATACACCACACCCGACGACTACCCCCCCAGACGGCCGGGCCACGGTCAACCCCCACGCCGTGGCCCGGTCCCCACCCACCGACCTGATGAGGACCCGCCATGAACGCCCCAATCAGCATCAGGATCATCTCCTTCGGCTACCTCCACGGCCCCGCCCCCGAAGCCGACATAACCCTCGACCTGCGCAGGGCGTTCCGCGACCCCCACATCAACCCCCGCCTGCGCGAACTCACCGGCCGCGACAGCCCCGTCCGCCGCGCCGTCCTGGCCACCACCGGCATCCGCCGTCTCCTGCGCGCCACCGCCCGACAGGCACAGGCATATACCGCCGGACCCTCCGCCCAGGAAATCGTCATCGGCTCCGGATGCGCCGGCGGCCGGCACCGCTCCGTCGTCGTCGCCGACCAGCTCGCCCGCCGCCTCCGCCGCCGCGGACACACCGTGACCGTCATTCACCGCGACATCAACCGCCCTGTCGTACAGCGCTGACCCAACCCACAAGCCAAGGAGCACCCACCCATGTCCTCTGCCCGCCACTTCTTCGCCCCCGGCACCGTTTCCGACGAGCAGCTGAAGAGCGACATCAAGGCCGACGTGGCATCCGCCCGCAGCGCACAGCGTGACCTGCAGGCCGCCGGCCAGCACGGGATGGCCGCCCGCATGGGCGAGGCCGCCGACGAGGCGCTGGACGAGCTGAACACCGCGAACAACGGCACCTGGAAGCCCCGGCACGCCTGACCCATCCAGCCCCATACCGCCGGGCCCGCCGCGTTCCCCCACCGGCGTAGACCCGGCACGGCCGCACCCCACCACCCGGCGGGGTGCGGCCACCCAACCCAAACCCCGGAAGGACCACCGTGCCCACGCGCCGCCACAGCGCCCCCAGCCACCAGAAGGACGGGGGTGAACCGACTCTCACCCGAGGCCAGCAAGCCATCCTCGCCGCCGCCACCCTCCCCATGATCGCAGCCGGAGGACTCGGCGCATGGGGCACCTACACCAACATCACCAGCGTCCTCCACCGCGCCCCCACCGCCCTCGGCGTCGTCGCCGCCGGTGAAGGCGCAACCCTCGTCCTCGCCCTGGTCCTCGTCGGCCTCACCATGCTCGGCCAGCCCGCCCCCCTGGCCGTGCGCGCCGGCCTGTGGCTGCTGCCCGCGACCGCATCCGTCACTGGCGCGATCGTCGCGCCCGGCCTCCGAGACGCCGTCGTCTTCGCCGTTACTCCCATGGCCATGACCGTCAGCGCGGAAGGCCTCGGCCTGCTCGCCCGCCGGATCGTCGCGCACCGCACCGGAGTGGACATCGAGGCGCAGCGCCGCAATGCCACGCTGCTGCGCCGGATCGCCTACCACCGGGCGCGCGCCGAACGCCACCCCAAGACGTGGGTACGGAAGCGGTCCGCCCTGAAGGCCTGGCGGCTCATGAGCCGCATCGGAGAAGGCGACACCCAACTCGGCGCCGGGCTCATCGCCGTACAGCGGGACCGGCTCACCGAGGGCGCGGACGAGGCCCTTGCCGGGATGCTCACCGGCACCCCGGTACGCCCCGAGCTCACCCCGGCTCAGCCGTCGTTGAGCCCTGAGCCCGAGCCCGGTGAGCCTGAGCCGCCGGACTTCGAGACGACGGTCACCACCGCGCTCACCGTCACCAGCACTGAGCCGCAAGCCGTCATCGCCGACCCGGTCCAGCCACTCGTCACACCCGCTGACCAGGTGATCTCACGTGAGCCGGTCTTGAGCCCGGCTGAGCCCACCACCCTCAGCGCCCTTGAGCCGGATCCTGAGCCCGCCGGTGAGCCGGAGGCCGGCGAGCAGGAGCAGCAGATCACCGAACTCGCCGCCCGGCTCAGGCGCGGCGAGCGGCTCACCAAGAACACCGCCGCCGAAATCCTCGCCGTGAGCCCGGCCACCGCCGGCCGACGACTCAAGGAAGCGCGCGGCCGGGTCAGCGATGGAACGGGGCTGTACCTGTGACCACCATCCCCGGTGCGGACGAGCTCCGCGTCCGCCACATCCTCCGCGCCCGCGGCGTAGGCCCCGACGCCACGCCCCCGCGACCGATCCCGCCGAAGCCCACCAAGCCGCCCCGCGACTGGCTCGACGACATCCTCGACAGCAACACCCCCGCGCCGGCCCCGGACGAACCTGCCACCGAACCCAAGCCCCCGGCCGCGCCCGAGCCCGCACCGAAGGCGCCGGCCGCCAAGCCCAAGAAGCGGAAGAAGCGCCCGCCCCACGACCCGGCCGCACCGCGCACCGCCTTCGACAGCCGGCCGCCTGCCACCCGCCAATCCCTCCTCGGCGCCTGGGGCCGCGTCCCGCCCCGCCTGAAGTGGCTTGCCTACCACGCCGCAGCGGCCGGAGCGGGCTGGCGGCTCGGCTGGGTCCACTGGGCTACCAACACCGCGGCCTGGTTTCCCGCCGGGCACTGGACGGCCCGGTCGTCATGGGTGCTGTACGGGCTCGGGATCTGTGCCGTCGCCCTCTACCAGCGCACGCGGTCCCGGACGTGGCCTGTCGCATGGGCCGCCGCCGTCCCCGTCTCATCCACCGTCGTCGGCGTTCTGCTGTACGGCACCGGCTACCACCACTAGGAACCCTCGTGAACAGCGTCTTCGGCAATCTCGGCCCGGTCGGGCTCGCCCTGGTGCTCACCGTGCTGCTGATCGTCGGCATCCCCGGCGGCGGCAAACTCAAGCCGCTCGGCTGGTGGCCCACCCTGATCCTCAGCATGCTCGCCGGGTCCGCGTACAAGGCCGCAGGCGGCTTCTTCAAGGTCGTCTCAGACTTCGTGGGCAGCATCATCGGCACCATCAACGGCTTCATCCCCGACGTCACCATGCCCGCGCTCGCACTCGCCCTGGCGGTGTTCGTCCTGTTCAAGAAGCTGACCACCAAGCAACTCGGCTACCTCGGGATCTTCTTCTGGTACATCGCCGCAGGCGCGGGCGGGACCTGGTCGTACATCTCCGACTCCATCGCCCACCTCGGAACGAGCCTGTCGTGAGCTTCATCAGCCTGCGCAAACCCGAGCCGGAGCCCGTCGACGAGGACCTCGACGAGACTGCCGAAGAGCCGGAGGACGAGGCAGCCGTCGAGGAGGTGCCCGGCACCTGGACGGCCGCCATCCTGGCCGGCGTATGCGGCCCCGGCGCATGGCTGGCTGCCCGCTTTGGCACCGGCGTCGCCTGGGGCGCGCACCTCGTCGGCCTGTGGGCGTGTTTCTTCTACCGGGGCTGGACGGCGGTCACGATCGTGCTGGTCTGGCTGCTGGCCGTCCTGCTGTTCACCCCGCGCGAGCACCTGGAGCGGGCCGCCGCCGCCATCGAGCAGCTCGGCGAACGCCACCGCGACACCACGCCGGAGGACACCGCAGAGACGGGGGAGGAGCAGCCCCTCATCCCGATCGTCACGGTCCTCTGGCAACTCATCGGAAACGCCCCCGGCGTGCACCTCAAGACCCTCACGAAGCACCTCCAGGCGGCAGCCCCCGAGACACCCGTCGACCGGGCCCAGGTGAGGGTCAAGCTGGCCGCCCTCGGCATCCCCGTCCGGGGGTCCGTCCGGGATGCTGCCGGGAAGGTGAATGAGGGGGTCCACCGGGACGGCCTCAAGGCCTGGGAACAAGCCCTCCCCCAGGCCGCGACCGGTACCCCTTCTGAGGCGCGTAGCGGCCCTGTAGCTACGGCTCTGACCTGCGATGTAGGAGATGCCGCTACAGACGTAGCTACGCCCCTCTCGGCCGTTCGGCGGCTCCTGCGGAGAGGGGCTGCGTGATGCCCTACGTGTACGAGTGCCGGGCCTGCGACGCCGCCTCACCCGAGCGCCACGACCGCCGCGAGGACGCCGAGGACGACCTCGCCGAACACCGCCGAGTAGCGCACGGAGGACTGGCGCCGGCAGCGGGGGACGGCGTACGGCACGTCCACGCGCAAGCACGCGGCGACGGACTGCTGCCCGCCGGCTGGCCGTGGGCGCTGCTGGTCCTGCTCGCCCTGGTCCTGGCGAACTGCTGGGGCCCCCACTGATTCCGGCGCGGCCGTCCCACCGCCAAGCAGCTCGGCCGCGCCGGTCAACCCATCCCGATCATCGAGAGAGGCGCCACCATCATGGCCCTGCCCAACAACCTGCCGACCCGCGACCCCAACCGGCAGACCGACCGATCCGACACGTACGACTCCAAGCGCGCCGGCTACTACCCGCCGCCGAAGACCCCGGCCCCGCAGAAGCCGGCCACCGGAAAGTGACCAGCGAGAGGATGAGCACCATGACGAACACCGACGAAGCCGTCCCCGACCAGTACGAGGACGACGAGCAGCCGTGCGGCGAGGGTATGTGCCGCTGCGACTGTGGAGGTGGCTGCCCCTGCGGCTGTGACTGCCCGGGTGATGGTGAGTGGAAGCCCGGCGAGTGCGATCACTGCTACGGCGGCGACGAGAACGGCGTCACTGCCACTGGCCCTTTCGGCGCGGTCTACTGCGCGTGTGTGATCGGGCAGGGCGCTGACCCGGAGGATTGCCGGTGCGAGCCGCCTGAGGGCTGACCGCCTGCGACACTGAACATAGCTGGGCCTCACCGCGTTCCCCCGTCGCGGTGAGGCCTTTGCTGTGTCCGGGCGCGGAGATCACATCCGGAACACGTGGTCCGCATGCAGGGCGTCCTCTTCCGTCATCTCGTCCTCACCCATGAGTTCCGAGGTTGCGTCCGCCTCGTCCTCCAGACAGGTCTTGTGCCACACCTCGCGCGGTCGGGGCGTGCCAGTGCCGTCGACCTCAGCGGGACGGATGGTGCGGTCCTGCGGGGTGGTGCGCTTGCCGCAGTCTTCACATTTAGGGGCGGGCATCGTCAGCTCTCCTCGGTGGTGTTGGGGTCTCCCATCAGATAACGACGCTCCGACACAGAAGTGGGCCCGCCTGCCGCCGCAGACGAGCCCACAACCCCACGCCTCACCACCACCCACACTACAACCCCGTTACCATCACACCACGAGTACCGGTAACCAGCCCGCCACCCGCACCCCGGAGCAACCCATGGCGACGCCTGACGACCTCATCCACGACCTACTCGACGCCTACCGAGGCGACACCGACCGCCCCGGCGACGGCGGCCCCGGCCTCATCACCCGCCTCGACAACCTCACCCAACGCACCACCCAACCCCGGCAAACCGGCGGACACTCCACACCCGGCAGCCGGCCACCCGCCAGCCTCGACGCCGTCCACTGGGCCACCCGCATCAAAGCCGAGGCCGTCATCCTCGACATGGAACTCCGCGCCTCCAGCCACCCGCAGCGCTGGGACCGGGCCATGCGCGCCATCCCGCCCACAGCGGAGCAGACCGACCGCGTCACCGAGGCCATGCGCACCGTCGGGCAGTGGCACGGCACCTGTCTCACCGTGCTGGGGTTGCGGCAGCCGTCCACGCACTTCCGGCACGCCCTGTGCCTCATCTGCGGCGCCCGCACCATATACGGACGGGCAGACGATGACCGGCCGCGCGCCTGGTGTACGAACCCCGAGTGCGCGGACGAGGACGGGCGTCCGGCGAGGTACGACGGGACCCGCATGTACCTACTGACGACCAACCTGGCGGCCGCATCGTGACCACCACACTCGCCGGCCGGGACAGCCGCACCCTCGTCGACACCGCAGCCGCCGCCTACTCCCTCGGCATGAAGCCCGGCAGCTTCCGCGGCTGGGCCGTACGCCACCACATCAAGCCCACCGGCTCCCGACCCAACCCCAACGGCGGCCAAGCCACCGCCCTATGGGATCTCGCCGATATCGCCCAAGCCCTTGACAAGCACAGCGTTGCCGCTTGACGCAGGCCCAGCGCGCAGCGCATGATCTGTCATGTTGGACGTATTGCCTCATGAGGCCCGGGAGACCGGGCCTTCGGCATGTCCGGAGGCAACCATGACCGAGCAGCGACTCATCGCCCTCGCCGTCACCGCCGAACTCACCGACGCATTCGAGCAACACGCACACCTACTCGCACCAGCACGCATCCACCACCGCGAACAAGACGGGCCACGCCAGTACCTGTACTGGATGGAGGCTCCCAACGCTCCCGCTGGCGCCCACGCCATGACCCCCACGTTCACCCGAGGCGACACCGGGGACATCAGCCTCCACTCGATCGACTGGTACGACGCTGACGACGACCTGCTGTAGCGGGGGTGGCCATGACCTACAGCCCCGGACGCTCCGGCACCGCATGGCTGACGGTGCAGGCACAGGTCTACGCAGAAGAAACCCACTGCTGGTTGTGCCGCAAGCACGTCGACCAGGAACTGCCGCGCACGCACCCGATGAGCCGCACCGTCGACCACATCCACGAGATGTGGCAAGGCGGCGATCCCCTCGACCGGCAGAACTGCCGGCTCGCGCACCGGCGCTGCAACACGATCAAGTCCAACCGGCTTCGGGGCAGGTCACGACCACGGACGGGCTTCACGATCAACGCGGCAGCGCTCTGACCTGCGGAAACACGGACGAGACCGGCCATCACGCTTCTGACCTGCACGTATGCCCCTGACCTGCGGAAATGCGTTTTTTTGTGATCATGGCCTTTGACCCCGCCCTCACCTCAAAGTCCTCTCCCCCCGCTACTTTTTAGGCAGGGGCAAGATGATCATGGTGGTCTGCGTGGCGGGTGATGGTGAGCTGGTCGGTGCTGGCGGGGATCTCGCTGAGCGGATCAACCTCGGTCCGGCGGCCTAGCTCTTCAATTGTCCACAGACTACTGCGAGTTGACCGATATGTCTACGCTTGCATCCAACGCGCCGCCGGGGCTCGACGCACGCGGCCAGAAGCTGTGGCGTGACGTTGTCGCTGACCGGACCCCGAACCCTGCCGATCTGGTGCTGCTGGAGGAGGCGTGCCGGATCGCTGACCGGCTCCAGGTACTCGATGAGCTGATCGCCGAGAACCGGGCGCACTACGCCGACATGCTGCGGTTCTTGGCTGAATCCCGGCAGCAGTCCGGTGCTCTTCGGGCGCTCTTGGCCGATGTCCGGCGGGATTCGGCGTCCTCGGATGACACGAGCAGGCCGGAGGTCACGGGTGTCTCGGACCTCACCGCGCGGATCGCTGAGAGGCGCCAGCAGGCCGAGGGTTGACCTTGCTCCGCCGTACGCGTACACGCTGGGGCCGGAGGCGAGGGAACTGGCCGGCCGGGGCGGGCTGACGCTGGATCCGTGGCAGGCCGATGCGCTCGATCTGCTGCTGGCCTGCCGTGCCGACGGCAAGTGGGCGTGCTTCGAGTACTGCGAGTTCGTGGCCCGGCAGAACGGCAAGGGCTCTCTGCTTGAGGCCCGGGTCCTCGCCGGGTTCTTGCTCCTGGACGAGCAGCTGATCATGTGGTCGGCGCACGAGTACAAGACGTCGATGGAGGCGTTCCGGCGCTTCAAGACCTTGCTCAAGCGGCTTGGCACGCCAGTGTCCGAGAATCTGATCACCGTGGGTGGCGTGCTCGTCAAGGTCGTCAACACCAACGGTGAAGAGGGCTTCGAGCGACTTGACACCGGGGCCCGGGTGAAGTTCATCGCCCGGTCGAAGGGCTCGGGCCGTGGCTTCTCCGGCGATCTGAACGTCATCGATGAGGCGTTCGCGTACACGCTGCTCCAGCAGGACGCGCTGATGCCGACGATGTCGGCCCGGCCCAACCCGCAGATCATCTACACCTCGTCGCCGCCGCTGGACGGCGGGAGCGGTGAGGTGATGTTCGCCCTGCGGGAGCGGGCGGAGGCCGGCGGCGACGACTCGCTTGGCTACCGGGATTGGGGTGTCGAGGGCGACCTCGACCACCTCGACAAACTCGACCTGGACGACCGGGCCCTGTGGGCCAGCTCCAATCCGGCGCTGGGGATCCGGCTGACGATCGAGACGATCCTGCGCGAGCGGCGGTCGATGGGCGATGCCGGGTTCGCGCGTGAGCGGCTGTGTGTCTGGCCTCGTAAGTCGCAGGGCAACGTCGTCATCGACGCCGGGGTGTGGGCGCGGCTTGCCGATGGCGAGTCGCGGCGTACGGGTGGTGTGGCGCTCGGCGTGGATCTGTCGCCGCTGCGGGACTATGCCGCGATCTGCGTGTACGGGGTGCGTGAGGACGGTCTCGGGCATGTGCAGCTGGCCGACTACCGTCCCGGCTCGAAGTGGCTGATCCCGCGCCTTGCTGAACTGCGAGACGCGCTGGGACCGGTGGCGGTCGCGATGGGCCGGGGGACGTACGCGTTCCTGGAGACCGACCTCGACAAGGCCGGGTTCGCCAAGCCCGAGGATCCGGAGCAGCCGGAGCCCGGGGCCCTGGCGGTGACGGGAGCCGTGGATATGGCGGCGGCGGCCGGGCAGTTGCTGGAGGCGATCCGTGAGGAGAGTTTCCGGTATGTGCCGAGCCGGCAGTTGGATGTCGCCGTGGCCGGCGCGAAGACACGGCAGACCTCGGACACGATTGCGTGGACCGCAAAGGGTGCCGAGACCGACATCAGTCCACTGGTGGCCATGACGCTTGCCCGCTGGTCCTATGTGACTCGTTCTCATCTGCTTGCCGGTTCTGCTTACAACGTCCTCGACTCGGTCTTCTAGGGAGCGGTGCGCGTGAATCTCTGGCGGTGGCGGCGCACGCGACTTGGGCCAGTCCGGGACATGGGCGATGGCGGCCCGGTGCTGGTCGGCGATGTCTGGATGGATGCCCGCGGCCGAGCTCCGCAGCGAAGCTGGACGCGGGCGGCGGCAGCGACGTGGGGGCGTCGGCTCGGGCTGGTCGCCGGAGGAGTGGCTCGGGCCGGCGCCTGGGTCCTCGGCATCGAGAGCCGTGGCGGCACCGAGAAGCGCTCCATCACCAGCCTGCCGTGGATCGAGGGCGGCCCGGGGACGTCGCAGGACGTGAGCGTTGACCGGGCGCTGCGCTTGGCGCCGGTGTATGCGGCGGGGCGTGTGCTGGCGAGCAATCTGGCGGCGGCTGAGCTGCGGCAGTACCGGCAGGTCGGGGAGGCCACGCAGCGGCTGCCTCTGTCGAGTTTGTTCGCATCGCCGTCGACGCAGGGGAACCTCAACGACTGGATCTGGCGCTGCGTCCTGAGCATGGTCTACCGGGGCAATGCCGTCGGGCTGATCACGGGCCGGGACTACCTGGAGTACCCGACGCAGGTCGAGTGGCTGCCGATCGACTGGGTGCAGTGCGTGGACACCATGCCGTACGGCCCCGGCTCCTTCGTCGACCCGATCTGGTATGTGCTCGGGCACCGCGTCGACGCTTCCGAGCTGGTCCACATCCCGTGGTTCACGCTCCCGGGCCGCGTCTGGGGTCTCTCGCCCATCGGCGCGTTTGCGTCGACCGTGGCGACGGGCCTGGCCGCGCAGGAGTACACGCAGAGCTGGTTCGAGAGTGGCGGCGTCCCGCCGGGGACGTTCAAGAACACCCAGCAGACCGTCGACCAGGCCGACGCCGCAATCATCAAGGGCCGCCTGGTCGACGCGATCCGGACTCGGCAGCCGATCGTTTACGGCAAGGACTGGGACTACAACTCGATCACCATCCCCGCGTACGAGGCCAAATTCGTCGAGACCTTGAAGCTGACCGCCACGCAACTGGCGGCGATCTACGGACTGCCGCCGGAGATGATCGGCGGCGAGACCGGCGGCTCAATGTCCTACAGCAGCCCGGAGCAGCGGCAGATCGAGCTCGTACAGTTCGCGCTGCTGCCGTGGATGACGAAGATCGAGTCGCACTTCTCGATGCAGACGCCCCGGGGCCAGTTCATCAAGTTCGACGCCGACTGCCTGATCCGGACCGACGCCGCAACACGGTGGGCGATCTGGGAGAAGGCCCGGCTCATCGGCGGCATGAACATCGACGAGATCCGCAACCGCGAGGACATGCCGCCACTGCCGAACGGTCTGGGCCAGGACTACACGCCGCTGCCGATCCTGGCCGGCGAGAAGATCTCGACCCCGGCGATCCGGAGCGACGACGACCCCCGGCTCCGCGTAGTCGGCGGACGAGGACAGCTCAGCAGCTGACCGGGACAACACCCGCACGACCAACGAGCCGACGGAAGCACCGGCGGCCAAAGCAGCCCCTTGGAGGCAGCACCGTGGTGGACATCGAGCGCCGGTTCACCTCCGGCGACACAGGTAAGGCCGAACTGCGGGCCGACGGCAGCCAGAAGAGGATCGGCGGCTATGCGGCGACCTTCAACCGGCAGTCGAAGAACCTGGGAGGGTTCATCGAGGTCGTCGACCCGGTGGCCTTCAACCAGGCGCGCGGCGACGGCTGGCCGGACGTCATCGCCCGGTACAACCACGACGACAACCAGCTGCTCGGCACGACAGCGGCCGGCACGCTGCGGATGGGCCTGGACAGCTATGGCCTGTCGTACGACGTGCTGCCGCCGGCGTCGATGTCGCACGTCACCGAGCTGGTGGAGCGCGGCGACGTCCGCAAGTCATCGTTCGCCTTCCGGACCGTCTCAGACGACTGGACAGTCACCGACCAGGGCTATCCGCTGCGTCGGCTCACTGCCGTGCAGCTGGTCGACGTTGCCCCGGTGAACACCCCCGCCTACGCCGACACCTCCGCAGGCCTGCGCTCGCTGGCCACGAAGTTCGACGCGGACCTCGAAGAGGTGCGGTCGATGGCGCAGGCCGACGAACTCCGCAAGTTCTTCGTCAAGAGCGGCGGCACCGCACCGGCCCGGCCGGTGAAGAAGGGAATGTTCGGGCCGGCCGCAGCCGCGGCACTGCTCGCCCGCAGGGAGGACCCGTACGTCTGAGGCTTTGGCCTCCCGTACGTCTGAGGCTTTGGCCTCCTGTACGGCAGCACGAGAAAGACCCCCGTTCGCGGGGGCGGCGCGAAGGTCTTGGACCGCGTAGCCACACCGCCACGGCGTCGACTTGGGCTCTCCCGGTCGGTGTCCGCTCTGGGTGGGGCGAAGCCCACAACGGATCAGCGTGCGACACGAGGCAGTGATCAGCGGACCGCCGGTTGCGCAAAGGCGCCGGCCCCCGGCACCCCGAGGGGTGTGGGACCGCGAGGGCTCCCGTTCGAGATCGATTTCGAGCGGACGGGAGTCCCCCCATGTCAGAGATGGTCCAGAGGCTGCGGGAGCGCCGCGCCAACGTCTGGGAGCAGATGAAGGCGATCGCCGACAAGGCGACCGAGGACAACCGCAATTTCAGCGCCGAGGAGCAGGGCTCCTGGGATGCGATGAACGAAGAGCTGGGCAGGCTCGACGAGCGCATCAAGTCGGCGCTGGACACCGAGGCCCGCGCCAAGGACGCCGACGACGCCTTCAACCGGCTGCACGGCGGTGGGCAGCGCGGCGGCAACCAGGGCGGTGGCGTCGGCGGCCAGGCTGGCGGGCAGCGCGGTGCGGGCGGCCAGGGCGGCGATGGTGACCGCAGCGAGGAGCTGCGCAGCTTCCTGCGTGGCGAGCGCGGCCGGTTCTACGACGTCGCGCCGAGCGGCCCGGTCGACTACCGGTCGCTGGTCAAGGGCACCACCACGGCGGGCGGCTACACCGTGCCCACCAGCTTCTACGACCGGCTGATCGCGCACCTGATCGAGGTCAGCGCGATCATGCAGGCCGGGGCGACGATCCTCAACACGAACAGCGGCGAGGTCATCCAGGTTCCGAAGACCACCGCGCACAGCACGGCGGCGATCGTCACCGAAGGCAACGCGATCGGTGCGTCCGACCCGACGTTCGGTCAGGTCTCGCTCGGTGCCTACAAGTACGGCACGATGATCCAGGTCTCCCGTGAGCTCCTGGACGACACGGGTGTCGACCTGGAGGGCTACCTCGCCATGCAGGCCGGTCGGGCGCTGGGCAACGCCTTCGGCGCGCACGCGATCACCGGCACCGGCACGAGCCAGCCGCGCGGCGTCGTCACGGACGCGACGCTGGGCGTCACCGGCGGCGCGGGCGTCACCGGCGCGTTCTCCGGCGACAACCTGATCGACCTGTTCTTCAGCGTGATCGCCCCCTACCGGGCGTCGGCGTCCTGCCGCTGGATCATGAAGGACGCGACCGTCGCCAACGCGCGGAAGCTGAAGGACACCACGGGCCAGTACCTGTGGCAGCCGGGTCTCCAGGCGGGCTCCCCGGACATGATCCTGGGCAAGCCGGTGCTCACCGACCCGAACGTGGCGTCGACCGCCCTGAGCGCAAAGTCCCTCCTGTTTGGCGACTTCAGCCAGTTCTTCGTGCGCTTCGCCGGCGGCGTTCGCTTCGAGCGCAGCGACGACTACGCGTTCAACACCGACCTGGTCACCTTCCGGGCTCTGCTGCGCGCGGACTGCTCGCTGGTCGACCTGACCGGCGCGGTCAAGTACTACCAGGGCAACGCTGCCTGATCAGGCCGCTCAGCCGCAGGGGCGGTCCTCACGGCCGCCTCTGCGGTACCCGTTCCATCCATCTCAGAACAGGGAGTTCGCCATGGCCAAGGGCCAGCAAGTCCTCAGCACCGACGGCGCCCTGGCGGTGCGCGCCGCCCTCACCGACCTGACCAGCGCGGCAGGCACGCCTGCGGCGGGCACCGTCGATGTCACCGCGACACCGACGCAGACCACGATCAACTCGAACTTCGCGACGCTCGTGCAGCGCATCAACGCGCTGACGCAGGCCCTGCGCGACGCGGGGATCGTGGCCATCTGATGTCGCGCGCGTTCCCCGTCGCGTCCGCCGCGACGGACGTACAGGGAGTCACCGGCGCCTGCACTCTGGTGGGCTTCGCTGCCGCAGCCGGAGCGGCCGCGACTGTCGTGCGCCTCCGTGATGGCATCGACTCCAGCGGTGCCATCAAGGCCGTCATCGGTCTCGCCGCCAACGGCACCGCCGCAGGTCTGCTCCCGGCCGTCGACTTCGCCACAGGCGTCTTTGTGGACCGCGACGGCACGAACAGCGCCGAACTCGTTCTCTACATCCAGTGAGGTAACCGATGCGCGTACGCATGAAGGTCGACGTGAGCGGCGCCCGCGACGGCGTCCCGTGGCCGCCTCGTGGCGGGACTGTGGACCTGTCCGACGCTGAGGGCACGGACCTGTGCGCGTCCGGCCTCGCCGAGCCGGCCGAGGAAGAGCAGGGCGTCGACGACGCCCCGGCGGAGACAGCGTTCTCCCCGGACGGCGTCACGGAGACGGCCGTGCCGGACGAGTCTTCCGAGCAGCGCGGTGGCCTGACGACCGAGACCGGCCCCGTTCGGCGGGCGCCCGCGAAGAAGGCCGCGGCGAAGAAGGCGGTCAACTCCGGGTCGTCGGAGTAGCCGGTGACCCTCCAGACCGTTACCGTCTCGTCCGGTGGCCAGCCGATGACGCTGCCTGACGGCGTGACGCCAATTGAGGGAAAGCTCGTTTTCGCGGCGCCTGATCTGGTGACAGTCCCTGGGCAGAACGCCGTGTTGGGCGGCAGTGTGGTGGCCGAGTTGGATGGCGGGGTATTCACGGCCACGCTCGTCGCGAACGACGTGGCGACCATGTCGCCGTCCGGCTGGACCTGTCGGGTCACAGGGATTTTCTCGAACGCGCCAGGATGGGTGCGGTACATCGCGCTGCCGCAGGCCACTGCGTCGGTGGCTCTAGCTGACGTCCTCATTGCCGACCCGGTAACGGGTGTCGTCGCGGCCCTGCTCGACCAGGCAACTGCCGACGCCCGGTACGTGAAGACGACGGTCGCGGATGCCGCGTATGTGTCCACGAAGGCGGGGGTCTGGCGGCGCCGGGACATGCCGCCGCTGGCGCTTCAGAAGATGCTGTACTCGCAGCTCGGCGGCACCTGCACGCTCACGATCGCCCAGACGACCACCCCGACCAGCGGCTACGTGAAGTACGCGCCGAGCCCGGTCGCCCTGTCCGGTTCCGGCAACACCGCCGACCAGTACGGCCCGTTCACCTACGCGGCCGATGAGATCGCCCTGTCGGTGCAGTCCGCCAACTACGTGGTGAGCACGAGCATCGACCCGCACACGACGGCCAACCCGCAGGGCTGCCTGAGTGTGGCCTTCGGCACCGACGCGGATATTTTCCAGGTACGGCTTCTTCCGCAGGCCGGCACCGACACGATCCGGGTCTTCGTTGACGGCACCCCTGTCCAGGACCTCCCCGTTCTGCTGACGAGCATCGCGACCTACGGTGCGGCTGGCAACGGCCACATGCTGACCGTGAACTTGGGCTCCAGTGCGCCCCGGCGCATCCGGATCGAGATCGGCACCGCCCGGTTCGGCGGCGTCTACCAGCACCCAAACTACGACTTGTGGATGGTCGGTCTGCACGGCCCGAAAGTGGCCGTCCTCGGTGACAGCACCAGCGGCGGATCGTCGGTCAACACCGGCGCGGGCGGCGGCACGTGGTTCCCCTACTTCTGTGACCTGCTCGGGTGGGAAAACAGGTGGAACCAGGCGAGAGGCGGCACCGGCTACACCACCACGAACTCGCCGTACACGACCCTCCCCAACAGGGTCGCCCTCGACGTCGTCGGGAAGGCCTTCGACCTGGTCATCGTGGACGCGGGCTACAACGACGCCATCAACGACCAGACCGCGTTCCAGACGGCGGTCAGCTCAACGATCTCCGCCATCAAGGCCGGGCTGCCGAACGCCATGGTGATCGGCGTCGGCTGCTACAGCACCTCGGGCACCTGGCCGCCGTACGCCACCACTGCGGTAGCTACCCCGCTCGCCTCCAGCGTCACCAAGGATGCCTGGCAGCAGAGCGTCTTTCAGCAGCTGGGGATCCCGTACATCTCGCAGATCACCGGGGCCATCCGCGACAAGAACTGGACCTTGGTCGACACCATCGGCCCCTGGGTCACCGGCTCCGGCCGGGTCGGCGCTCTTTCCGGCTACGGCAGCGCGGACCGCTTCATCGGCGACACCGTCTCCGACACCGTCCACCCGACAAACGTGGCACACAAGGCCAAGGCCCTGTGGATGACGAACGCGGTCCGGAAGCTGCTCGCCATATGACCGCGCGGAAGGGCAGGTAGACCGGTGGGGATCATCACGCTCGGTGCGGCCAAGGGGCAGCTCAACATCGACGCCGACGACACCAGCCAGGACATCGAGCTCAGCCTCTTCGTGGACGGCGTGACGTCAGCAGTGGAGAAGGCGCGCGGTGAGGTCATCGACCAGCGGTCGATCACCGACGAGGTGCAGTTCGGGTGCGCCACCACATCGTTCCTGCTCCAGTCGGCGCCGGTCATCTCCCTGACCACAGTGGCTGCTGTCGACGGGTCGCAGATCTGGAGCACGTCGGCCATGCATGTCCATGGCCGGTCCGGGCGGGTCACGGTGCTGTCCGGATCCCCGCTGACCGGCCTGGTCGCGTGGACCTACACGGCCGGCTACACGGTGGTGCCGGCGAACTTTCAGCTGGCGGCGCTGATCATCCTTCAGCATCTGTGGGAGACCAAGCGCGGCACCATGGGCGTGCAGCTCGGCGGAGACCATGAGGCATACGTTCCGGGCCGCGGCTTCGCTATCCCCCGCAGGGCGCTGGAGTTGCTCGGCGTGGCCCTTCCCGGGGTCGCCTGATGACCGGGTGGATGTCGACGGTTCCCGGGATCATCGACGCACTCGTGCGGATCCTCGCCGCAGCCCCGGAACTGGAGGGCGTCGTCGTCCGGGACGGGCCGGCCATCGAGTCGACGGCCGCGCTGGAGGTGTTGTCTGTCGGCTGGACCGGCGTCGAGGGCGAGACGGACATTGAGGCTCAGCTCGTCGGCGAGGGCATGGGCGGCAACCCGGACCGCGAGGTGTCGTCGATCCGTTGCGTGGCCGCCGTCCTCGCGGGCAACACCGATGTTGCGGCGGCCCGCACCCGTGCTTACGAGCTGATGACCGGCGCCGCTATGGCGATTGCCCGAGACCGCACCCTTCAGCGGACCGTCATGCGCGCCATGATCGGGTCGCACTCCCTGTCGCAGGACCAGACGGACCGTGGCCTCCAGGCAGTCGTCATCTTCTCCGTCGACTGTGACGCCTACACCCTGCGCTAGCTCGGGCCCTTCGGCCGCCAGGCCGGCGCGCCTTCGGGCCTCCAGCCCGGGACGTCCTCCTTGGCCGACGGGCCCCATGGCGCTGGCAGCGGCGGGGGCGCTGATGCCGGCCTGGGACGGCCGTGTGTCACCAGGCCCCCGATGAACACCGGGAACGCGGCGATGAGGCCGAGGAATCCCAGCACCGACAGCCACGGCGCCTTCGCTGCTATTCCGGCGACCAGAGCGAGGAACGCCACTGCCGCGATGCACAGCGCGACGGCGAGCATGCGCATCCGCGCTGCCCGGATGACCACGGTGAGTGCGGTCGCGAGGACCGCCAGAGAAATCAGCATCGCTGCCTGCATGTCCGCATCGTCCAGTCCGAGCCGAGTGGCCGTCAACCAGAAGAACAGAGAGAGGTACCGCGCATGACCGCGCTCGTTACCAACGTCGTCCCGAACGTCGGGGTGGACATCTCCACGCTGCTCGTGGCTCCCACGAACGGCGACACCGCCGCCACGGGGCCCGGGATGTTCCTCTTCGTCAAGAACACCAACGCCGCCGCGTGCGTGGTCACGCTCGCCTGCCCGGCCCTCGTCGACGGGCGTCTCACCACGGCGTCCAGCACCTTCAGTGTGCCCCTGACCAGCGGCCTCGGGATGATCCCGCTGCTGCCGATCTACGCGAGCTCGTCGACCGGCCTGGCGACCATCACCAGCTACTCGGTCACCTCCGGCGTCACCGTCGCGGTGGTGAGGGTCCCGTGAGCACCGTGATTATGCGGCACCCCACGCTGCCGCCGGAGCAGGAGATCGAGGTTGATGAGGGCGCCGTCCCCCATCACGCAGGCGCCGGCTGGCAGGTCGTCCCCGCCGACGAGCTGGCGGTGCGCTCGGCTGAAGCCGCCAAGGCTGCCGCCGTCCTGACGGCGCAGCGCGACTCGGAAGACCAGAGCGCGCCCGCTCCCAGCGCACAGGTCTCCGACCCGTCCGATGAGAAGCCCACCCCCGCGCGGTCCCGCGCGAAGTCCGCGTCCGCACCTGAAACGAAGGGCGAGTAACCATGGTCGCCACCCCGATCACCCCCACGACCCGCTACATCCCGCCGGGAACCACGCGCTACTACTTCGTCTCCACGATCGCGAACAAGAACTCGCCGACCCGGTCGGAGCTGAACGCCGGCTCGGACCTGACGGCGGAGATCGCGGCCGTCTCCGGCTTCGCGACGACCTCGGACCAGGCCGACACCCCCGACCTCGGCTCCCGGTTCACCGGCAAGATCCCGGGCCGGATCACCGCCGACGACTCCAGCATCACGCTGTACCTGTCGTCGACGTCCAACGACGTCCGCACGCTGCTGCCGCGCGACATCACCGGTTTCGTCTGCATCTTCCCCGAGGGTGACACCGCGGGCTTGAAGTACGACGTCTTCCCGGTCCGGGTCGCCGGCCAGCCGAAGCAGCGCGACGTGGAAAACCCCAGCCAGATCATGATCCAGTTCACGATCACGTCCATCCCGGTCGAGAACCTGACGGTGCCGTAATGGAGCCGGACTGGGAGCTGCGCCACAGCCGCGACCTGTCCCGGCTGTCGCGTGAACTGCGGCGCATGGACAACAAAGAGGTCACCAAGCGAATGCGCAAGGAACTGCGCAAGGCCGCGAAGCCCCTGGTCCCGATCGTGCGGGCGTCGATCCGCAACATCCCCTCCGGGCGTGCGTACGGCGTCGGGGGCCTGCGTAGCAACCTGTCCAAGGCCACGCGGCTGGAGGTCAAGACGACCGGCCGCAAGGCCCGTGTGTCCATCCGCGTGGACGGCCGCAAGATGCCGTCGCACTTCAAGGCGCTGCCGCAGTACGTCGAGGGCGCCAAACCGCGCTGGCGGCACCCCATCTTCGGCAACCGCCAGGTGTGGGCTCAGCAGCCCGCGCAGCCGTACTTCTACAAAGTCGTGGCCCCGGCCGCCGGTCCACGGTCCCGTGTGGCCGTGAACTACGTGCTGGACGGCATCACCCGCGACATCACCCGATGAGGAGCCTCACCCATGTCCCTGTCCCGTGACGCCATCCTGACCGTCGTAGACGTGCAGATCGAGAAGGTCGTCGTGCCCGAGTGGGGCGGTGACGTCATCCTGCGCGGCCTGACCGGCGAGGAACGCGACGCCTGGGAGGCGTCCCGCCGTCAGATCCGCGGCGCCGGAACCAAGCACATGGAGATCGTGCCGATCTCCGACAACGCGCGGGCGTCGCTGCTGGTGAAGTGCATCATCGACGAGGCCGGTGAGCGCCTCTTCACCGACCGGGATGCGCCCGCGCTCGGCACGAAGAACGGCAAGATCATCGACCGGCTGTACGACGTCGCGGCGTCCCTGTCGGGGATCACCGGCGACGACGAGGAGGAGATGGCGGGAAACTCCGAAGCGTCGACAGTCACCGGCGCTTCTACTTCATCCTCGCCCGAGACGTCTTCCACTGCTCCGTAGCGGAGATGCTCCGACGCGTCTCCAGCCGTGAGCTGACCGAGTGGATGGCGTTCTACCGCGTCGAAGCCGAAGACCGAGAAGCCGCAGAAGCAAACCAAGAGGACCGCTGACCAGCGGTCCTCTTCCGTTTTCCAGCCCATACACCCGCCGTGCTGTGACCGGCACGCCACCGAGAGGGGGCCGTGGTGGGGAAGGCTGTTGTCTACGACCTCATCGCCCGGGACCGCGCGTCTCGGACGATGGATCATGTCGGCCGCCGTGCCGGGGTGCTTGACCGCGGGCTGCACAAGCTGGGCAAGGCCGCGATGTACGCCGGTGCGGCGGTTGGCGGCGCTCTGGTCGTCGGCATGGCCGAGGGGGTCAAGCAGGCGAGCGAGTTTCAGGCGTCGATGACGAAGATCTCGACGCAGGCCGGCGGCACCGCCAAGGACGTCAAGGTGCTGAGCAAGGCCGTGCTCGACATGGGCCGCACGGCGCAGCAGGGCCCGAAGGAGCTCGCGGACTCGCTGTACCACCTCAAGAGCGTCGGCATGGGCAACGCGCAGGCGATGAAGGCACTCCGGCAGGCGAGCGACCTGGCCGCTGTCGGCGGCGCCAACATGGAGGAGACCACCAACGCGTTGGCGGGTGCCTGGCGCACGGGTATCAAGGGTGCCGGTTCGTTCCATGACGCTGTCTCGACGGTCAACGCGATCATCGGCGCGGGCAACATGCGTATGGAGGACTTCAACGCCGCCATCGGCACCGGCATCCTCGCGTCGGCGAAGACCTTCAACCTGTCGCTGAAGTCAGTTGGTTCCGCTCTCGCGCTGATGACAGATGAGGGCATCCCGGCTGATGCTGCCGCGACCCGGCTGCGCATGAGCTTCTCGCTGCTGGCCGCCCCATCGGCGGCGGCGGAGAAGCAGCTTCGGAAGATCGGTCTCTCGGGCCGTGCCCTCGGCGTTGCCATGGATTCGCCGGACGGCCTGATCATGGCTATCCAACTGCTCAGCGACCATCTGAAGTCCTCCGGCCTGGACGCGGTGGAGACCTCGCAGTTGCTGTCCCGGGCATTTGGCGGCGGCCGGTCCAGTTCGGGCATCATGACGCTGCTCAACAACCTCGACGTGCTGAAGCTGAAGCAGAAGCAGGTCAACGACTCCGTCGGCAGGTTCGATGATGCGGTGAAGGCGCAGCGTAAGACGGCGCAGGCGCAGTGGAAGCTGCTGGTCTCCAACCTCGAAGTGCTCAGCGTCAAGGTCGGCACGGCCATCCTGCCGCCGATCACCCAGTTCGTGTCGTACCTCAGCAAGACGGCCCTACCGGCGGTCGTGCACTTCGGGCAGGGCCTGGTCGACAAGCTGCTGCCGAAGGGTGCTTTCGACTCGGCGGGCAAGACGTTCGAGGGCTTCTTCGCCGGGCTGTCGGGGAAGGGGCCGGCAGTCATCCCGGCGCCGAAGCTGGGCGTGCCACAGGGCCAGTCGCTGGCTCAGCCGCTTTCGCAGGCCCAGAAGTTCGGGAAGGCGCTGCACGACACCGCGCTCAATCTGGTGAAGGACTGGACGCCGGTGGCGAAGGCCGCTGGCGGCATCGCGCTGGCGTTCATGGACATCGTCACGCATACGCCGGCTCCGGTGTTCCAGACGATCGTCGACGTCATGATCGCCACCGCGATCACGAACAAGATCCTGCAACTCACTATTGCCTTCAAGGGCCTAGGCAGAGCCATGGCCACATCGTGGCTGGCGGCGCTGGGCCCGATCGGCCTGACGGTCCTCGCGGTCTCGGGCCTGACGTACGTCATCGGCCGGCTGATGGGCGCCTGGCAGGGCCTTGGCGGGATGTTCACGTTCTTCGGCGAGGGCTTCGCGCAGATCGGCCGCGGTCTGGCCACTGCGAGCCGGGCCATCGCCCACTTCTTCGACCGGAAGAACGGCACCCTGTCCAACGCGATCTCGGGTGCGAACCATTGGCTGTACGGCGTCGGCAGGATGATCGTCGAGGGCCTGTGGTCCGGCGTGACGTCGATGTGGAGCGGGCTCGGCCGTCAGTTCTCCGGGATCAAGGACGCCGTGGTGGGCTGGCTGGAGCACTCCTTCGGTATCGCCTCCCCGGCCAGGGTGATGATGCCGATCGGCGCGAACATCATCCGTGGGCTGCTGTCGGGTGCGCTGGGTGTCGCCGTGGGTATCGGCGGCTGGCTCCTGGCGCACGTGAAGAGCCCCTTCACCGGGGCGTTCCGTCGCGCCGGGGGCTGGCTTCCTGGTGCTGGCGGGCGCATCGTCTCCGGTCTGCTGTCAGGTGCGGGGTCCGTTGCCAGTGGCATCGGCGGGTGGCTGTCCGGTCATGTGAAGAGTCCGGTGACCGGGTTCTTCAGCCGGTCGGGCAGCTGGCTCTCCAGCAAGGGCGCGGCCGTGATCAATGGGCTGCTCTCGGGCATGAAGGGTCCGTACGAGGCCCTCAAGAAGTGGGTGTCGGGGATCGCGGGCTGGATCAAGGCGCACAAGGGCCCCATCAGCTTGGACCGGCGCCTGTTGCACCCCGCAGGCGTCGCCCTCATGAGCGGTCTCCTCCGTGGCCTGAAATTCGGGTTCGGGCCGGTCGGGGACTTCGTGTACAAGGCCGGCGG